AGCCGCGATAAAAAAATGGTTAAAGGATAATGTAACGACAGAAGTAGAATGGGAAGCAGAAAGGACAAGATTATGGACACCGTGGACAAAAAGATAATAAAAGAAGAATGGTGGGCTGGTTGTCACCGTGATGATTACTTTCTACACGGTGGTATGGACGGTAGTGATTATAATAATGGCTTCATGTATGGCGTACAATTTGATGATTATGTTTTAACTACCTATGAAGATGGATCACAGGCAATTACAGAATGGCGTTGTGAGGGTGAAGCTCAATGGTTTAAAACAGAAGAAGAAAGAGAAAGTGAATTAGATAGTCATAAAGATTATTTTATAGAGAGGATAGAAAATGATTAAACCAGATTATTATATAACGAGTAAACCAAAAGTAAAAGATGAAGTACGATTACGAAGATGTTTTCGTTGCGGTAAAGAAAAGAAGATGGGTAAGTTTGAAAGATACTGTAGCATAGCTTGTAGAAATTATGCCACTAAGCATGACACATCATCATTTAAGATAAGTTGGTAATATGATCTTTATTATATTTTGGGAAATAATATTAATTATTCTTGTTCTTCTATTTCTTGTACTTCTACGCCAATAGCTTCACCATTAATAACATTGTGATCGCGTATTTCTTTTAATTTTGCTTCAAGTTCTGGTCTTGACATATTATCGAGCGACGCGGTTACTACCTCTTTCCTATCTACGTAAAATCCAGCGAGCTGACCGCGACGATATTCAGCTTGGACGGCTGGACCAATCTGACCGTTAACAACAGCTTGATCTCTCAAACGAGCAAGTTCTCTAGAGTGTTTAACAAAATCTATCTTACTAGCTTCCGCATATTCACGTTGAAGATCCTCAATAGCTTTTACGACGTGAGGAAAGTATTTAGGATTACGCATGACAGAGGCTTGGCTGATAGCAGACTTTTCAGAATATCCAGCTTGCTTTGCACATTCTGTGGCGGTCAAGCGACCATTTTCTTTGACAAAGATTTCTACAAATGCCTGTTGCTTTGGCGTTAATTTTTTCTCAGATTTTTCCATGTGTTTGTTTTTATATAGCTATTATATTTCCCTATAGTAATATTACAACCAATATTATTATAATAATAATTAATTTTCATTCAAAAAAGACATATAGAGTGGTTACGTCTGGTTACGTCTGGTTACGTGTTAAAAGTAACCATAAAAGTGTTATTTTTCAATGAATAATGTCTATGGTTACGTGGTTACGTCTATTTTGTCAAATTTAAAAAACTGTTTATAACTTTCAAAATAAAATAGTATAGGTAACGTATTTTTATCCTTGACTTTCCCATTAAGTTACACTATATCCTATATTAAATGAGATTGTTGCAAAAATCTCAGAGTATGGCTGAACAACTGTAACGAGGTAGTAAGGCACACTTGAGGGGAAGTACGGACAAGTGTCTGAGGTAACCAAGGGTGGTACTGAAGTAGTAGTTAACTTATATAAGGTTGACTTGTCGCGAAAAGGTTGGGGGTAGTCAAAGAATCCCCCTACTCACAAAGATTATCTTCACCGTTGTAAAAATACAACAAAAAGTGCGACATTATATCCCAACTTATCCCATTGACACATCCCAACTTTTTCTATATACTAGGATTTGAATATATTTCATATATTCCTTCTGAGATGGGCGGTGATCCTTTGTCCAACATCGCTTCACCGCCTAGATTAGAAGAAACAGAAAGGAAACATGATGAACGACAATAGAGTAGATTTGATTTATGTAGCAGGTAAATTAATGCGCATAACAGAAATAAGCGATAGAAGAAAAGTGGAAGAGGCTATTGAGGAATTTAAAGAAGAATGTTTACGAAATATCGGCGTGAACGCAGTAAACGAATACTATGATGAATATGGCAAATACTCTTAAAGACAGACTCATTAAAAAGAAGGAGGAGCTTGATAAGAAGGCGCTCCGTGATCCGCGTACCGTGAAGGAATACGCAGTTAGGAATAAGTGGGAACGTGTGAGCAATATCCTAAGAAAAAGATATAAAAGGTATGGCGACGGGATTAAAGTTGTGGTAAACGAGGACGATGGATATCCCGATTGATAAGCCCTTAGTCCTTGTCACTTGGCTCGATGCCAAAGACGGACAGACAGGGTGGCACTCAATCGATGATATTGAGAAAGAAAAATTAGCAACATGTTATTCGGTTGGTTGGTTAATGGTACGTAATAATGAAAAAGTAATTATCATGGCGGACTATTCAGAGTTCGAAGATGATAAAGAAGGAGGACGTCACATAGCAATACCTAATGGTTGGGTAAAGTCGGTGACATATTTAAAGGAGAAATTACAATTATGAAAGTACGAAGATTAAATATACCAAGGAAAGCATCATCATTGTTTCTTCCTATCTTAACTGATGAGGAATATTCAAAGTACAATGACATTAATAGAATGAAAATGTTAATTGATGAGTTGATAGACAGGGTTATAGTAACAAATAAAGCAACCAGAAAAAATGTTACGACAGGAGAACTAAAACATTTAGTAGAGGGTTGGGCAGATACAAAAGGTTACAAAGGCAATAATTATATCTTAGAACCTTATTTAATAAAAAGATTATACGAGAAAAAGATTCCGTTAAAACCATATTCAACAGGAACGATCTATAATGACGAGGGCTACAAAACAGACTTTTCAAGATGTTTTGTGGCGGTGTCAGAAAAATCGATTCTAAAAATATCTTGTTACATAAATGGTAAAACGCCAGATGATGATTTTAAAGTAAAACCATTTGATTGGGAACAGCATTACATTTGTTTAAATGACAGACATTATGAACGTCTAAGAGAGCTTGGTTATGGAAAGCTTTATTATGGCAGTGAATATAATTGGAAAGATGAATTTGAAAAAAGGAGAAGAGACCATGAACATGGATAGATTAAAAGATTCAGTAAAACAACACGAGGGGTATCGTAATAAAGTATATCTCGATACACTTGGTAAGCGAACCGTGGGCGTAGGTCATCTTTGCGTCGAAGATTTTTGGGAGGACGATAAAGAATACGACGAAAAATTTTTAATGACAATATTAGAACACGATTTACAAACAGCAATTAAAGGCGCGAAAGAATTGATGGAAGATCACGGTTGCGCTGACATCGACGAACAAGCAGAAGAAATACTAATCGAGATGGTATTTCAACTTGGTAAGACGGGCGTGAGCAAATTCAAAAACATGTGGAAAGCATTAGCAGAGCTTAACTACGTTGGTGCGAGTTTCGAGATGCTAGACTCACGGTGGGCAAAGCAAACTCCTAACAGAGCTAAAGCCATGGCAAAAACAATGAAGGAGATTAACGTTGGTTGATAAAAGTAAATATACAGATGTTGCTTGGTTTAAACGTGCTATTAATAAAAATACGCCGACGACAGAAGCAAATGAAACCATACGTACAGCTTCATTTGAACAAGACGGCAAGATTTATTTAGTGCCAACAATAAGATTAATTGACGGTAAGCTAACTAAGATTGAAAATCCTTTACAATATGCTTTAGATAAAGGTGATTTTCTTACAGGTTTTAAGAATGAAGAAGAAGCGACAGAGTTTTCTAAAACAATTAGTAATGTCGTGGACATGAAACGAAACGAAAACAAGAGGATAAAATGATCTACAAAGGACAAAAACTATCGGACAACTTAACTAAATCTCAACGTGACATGTTTAAATACATGATCGACAAAGGCGACAGCATCGAGGAGATTGTAAAAATTTACACGCTTGATGATAAAGTAAATAGAGCACTACGAGAACCAGACGTTGAAGAAAAGATAGAAGCACTAAAAGAATGAAAAGAGAAGCGATTGTATTAAAAGCGTCTGTAAATGAATCTTTGCCAGCCCATTTGTTTGAGGGCAAAATAGAAAAATATAGAGATGTTTGGTTTAGCATATTAGCTCGTTATAAAAAAAATAGCACCTTTAAATGTCTCCTTATTCCAATATGTCGAGACGCAGATTCAGTAGACATGAGCTTTCTTCGAAACTACATTGCTAAAAAAACAAAAGTTAAAGCTAACAATGTTTTATTCAAAGAGGAACCACTTGTAACATTGTTGCTAAATAATATTACGGTGACAGAACAATGATCTGGATTATAGGATTACTTACGATTATCACGGTGATATTAGGATTTATCGCGCTGATGGTGTGGGCAATCGGTGATAAGATATCCCAAAAATAAAAGAGGTTGAAATGTATATCCGCTTTGGTGTATAGCTGGTAGCTTACCCCAAAAAAAAGGAGATTA